CTACCGTAAAGGTAGGAAACACAGACAGGCTGTGTTAAAATAACCTTGTAGGCAGCATTTAAGCAAGTCTTAAATTTTAAAATCATATTAACGCATAGAAAGGCAACACAATATGGCATCATTAGCAGAAATCCGCGCACGACTGCAGGCAGCAGAATCAAAAGGTGGGCAATCCACTGAACGTGGCGACAACTCAATTTATCCGCATTGGAACATGGAAGAAGGCAGCTCTGCCACATTACGCTTCCTCCCAGACGGTAACTCTAAAAACACTTTCTTTTGGCAAGAACGAGCAATGATTCGTTTGCCCTTCAACGGTGTCAAAGGAGAGATGGAATCCAAACAGGTCATGGTACAAGTACCTTGCGTGGAAATGTGGCAGGAAGCCTGTCCAATTCTGGCAGAAGTACGCACATGGTTCAAGGACAAGAGCCTTGAAGATATGGGTCGTAAGTACTGGAAGAAACGCAGTTACATTTTCCAAGGCTTTGTGCGCGAAAATGCACTGGGTGACGACAAAACTCCAGAGAATCCAATTCGCAGATTCATCATTGGTCCACAAATCTTTACAACTATCAAGGGTGCCCTGATGGATCCTGAACTGGAAGAATTGCCAACAGACTATCTACGTGGTCTGGACTTCCGTATCACCAAAGGAAGCAAAGGCGGCTTTGCTGACTATAACGGAAGCAAGTGGGCACGTAAAGAGTCAGCACTGACCGAAGCTGAACAGGCTGCAATTGAAAAGCACGGTTTGTTTGACTTGAGCACATTCTTGCCCAAGAAGCCAACTGACGTTGAGTTGAAAGTTATCAAAGAGATGTTTGAAGCATCAGTTGATGGCCAACCATACGACACTGAGCGTTGGGGCCAGTACTTCCGTCCTGCTGGTGTACAAGCACCTGCTGGTACCGGAACTGATGAGGACACACCTGCCAAGCCTGCTCCAGTAGCAAAGGCCGCACCTACTCCGGCGGCAGAAACAGCAGCCTGGGATGATGAGCCAGCTGAAGCAGCCGCGCCAGTAGTTGCTAAACCAGCAGCCGGCGGGAACGCCCAAGATATCTTGGCAATGATCCGAGCACGTCAAAAGCAGTAAACAGGAATGGGGCAGAAATGCCCCATTTATCACATGCCAAAACTACGCTGGACTGCCACTCATGATGTAATTGAATTGTCGGTTATTGATCATAGTGTTTACGATTACTTTGTTGGTCAACTTAACGCCACATCAATCAACAACTACACTGTGTCAAACCTAAACGTTGCCTCTCTGAGTAACAATCTAGTAGAATGTTTTGGAAATATCAAATCACTGCTACGAAACAAATTGCATATTAATGCTTTTGATTTTGAACTTGACCCCAGTCAACAACAACATTTGAATCAATTACATCAAGAGTGGGTCAAACTGCACCAGCAGTATCCTAACATTGAACAATTGACGGATAAACATTTCCCTGGGGCTATGGGTCAACTAAATCGATTGATACATCAAATTGAGGATCAGTACGGCGATATTAAACTGGTCAGTGCAGATGTTGGATACTGTATGCCAAATATATTTGGTGTAGACAAACTTTGCGTTGGACGGTTTAATCTTAGCATTTACTACAGTAATCTAGGCAGAAGCTCTTTTGAAAAGTGGTTAGTGGATGACCGTACCAATGACACTGATCTAAATAATTTTCAAGAATTATACACCACACTAACTGTAAGCATTATGCCAACCTCACAAATTGACACACCTAAATCTTATCAATCTTGGTGTAATCAAAATCAAATACCGTGTGTGGGTAACCAAATGCCATTGGCAAACTTTGACAAACTAGATGAAAACCTGTTACAATACAGGCAATTGTTCTATAAGAATTCGCTGGTAGAAAATAATTTTATTACATTGGAGTAAACATGGGAAAACCATTTGACGTAAGCAAGTTCCGCAAGGAAATCACTAAGAGCATTGACGGACTGTCAATCGGCTTTAACGATCCTACTGACTGGATCTCAACAGGCAACTATGCACTGAACTATCTGATCTCAGGAGACTTTAACCGTGGCATTCCGCTGGGCAAGGTAACTGTGTTTGCTGGTGACTCTGGTGCAGGTAAAAGTTATATCTGCTCAGGCAACATTGTGAAGAACGCACAAGAGCAAGGCATCTTTGTGGTGTTGATTGACAGTGAAAATGCTCTTGACGAAGACTGGCTCAAAGCACTTGGCGTTGACACAAGTGACAGCAAATTACTCAAGTTGAGTATGGCCATGATTGATGATGTGGCCAAAACTATCTCCACATTCATGAGTGACTACAAGGCCTTGCCAGATGGCGAGCGTCCCAAGGTCATGTTTGTAATCGACTCACTGGGTATGTTGTTGACACCCACTGACGTGAACCAGTTTGATGCAGGCGAAATGAAGGGTGATCTAGGACGTAAACCCAAAGCTCTCACCGCCTTGGTGCGTAACTGTGTGAACATGTTTGGTAGTTACAATGTTGGATTGGTATGTACCAACCACACATACGCAAGCCAAGACATGTTTGATCCTGATGACAAGATCTCCGGCGGTCAAGGCTTCATTTACGCCAGCTCAATTGTGGTGGCCATGAAGAAGATGAAGTTAAAAGAGGACGAGGACGGCAACAAGATTACTGATGTCATGGGTATCCGTGCTGGCTGTAAAGTTATGAAAACACGCTATGCCAAACCTTTTGAAGGTGTGCAAGTTAAAATTCCTTACACAACAGGCATGAGCCCATACTCGGGTCTTACTGACTTGATTGAGAAAAAAGGCCTACTCAAGAAAGAAGGTAATAGCCTGGTGTTTACCACAAGCCAAGGTGAAATTATCAAGAAGTTTCGCAAAGGATGGGAACGCAACGATGACAACTGTCTTGACACTGTGATGAAAGACTTTGGAAATATCAAGGAAGAGGTAAGTACCGGCGAGGAGGAAGCAGAATGAGTGAACATGTAGCCGCAGAAATTTGGGGAGAACTCAAGCGATACGTAAACACAGTTGATCGCAATGAAGCGGCAGAAACTGTGGTTCAGATTCTAATGGACAATGACAGCGATGTTGAAGATATTCGTAACGCTTTTAAAGGCGATGTAGACATCAAACGAGCACTTACATCATATCTTGACAACGACAAAGACTACGCAGAAGATGAAGAAGAGTCCGAAGAAGAAGAAGACTACAACGAAGAAGACTGGGAAAATTGATGCCATTGAGGAATTATTACTGTAGTAATAAGTTCAAATTTCTTAAAATTGACGCAGAACAAAAAACAACCTATAATTGTCATGCGGCCGCCCCGCATGCAATTGATTTGATGTGGTTGCGTAATAATCCAGGGCAATTGTTTAATACGCCAATCAATTTGGCTGAGCGACAAATGATGTTGGATAACCAACGTAACAAAAGTTGTGAACAAAATTGTTATAGAGCCGAGGACAACGGCGCGGCTGGTCCTCGGCTTATTGAAGGGCATGTGGAGAGAACACACACTAATGTTGTAACTATGCCAGAAACTATAGATCTAACAATCAGCAGTGAGTGTAATCTTTCTTGTTCGTATTGTTGTAGAGAATTCAGTAGTTTGTGGCGTCAAGATCTTGTGAAAAACGGCAGTTATACTGGACTTGGTAACAATGATTCTCGTTATCAACCTACATCAAGAGACAGCATATTATTACATATATCTCAAAAAAACAGACAAGAGTCTAACATTAGTAAGCTAATTAACCAAGAACTGTCTATAGTCAGTCCACATCTGCAAAATTTAACAATCACTGGCGGTGAACCTTTTTTGAACAACAGTCTAATAGAAATTTTGGAAAATGTAAAAAACGTAAAAACCATTAAACTTTTTACCGGCCTTGGAGTAAGTACTTCTCGATTCAGGCAATTAGTAAATCAACTAACAGGATATGAAAATTTAACTATTGCTGTCAGCATGGAGAATATTGGGCAATACCATGAGTTCAATCGATTTGGAACAGTATGGGAAGATTTTTTAACAAATCTTGAAATCCTACAACAAAGCAACATACCTATGTTGTTTCACTCAACATTGACCAATCTGACTATTCATGGATTTGCAGATTTTTACAATAGATTTAAACATCACAATATTGAGATTGATCTTGCACATCAACCAACTTTTATGCCGGTGTACGTAATTGATCATCAAAGTCAAGAAGAAATTCTAAACCAGTTTGATGATATCAAATTGCCCAAGAAAGAACTAATAACAACAAGTTTAACTACGGTTCCAAGTGAACAGCAAAGACAACAAACTTTGCATTTTTTAACACAGTTTGTACAGCGCAGGCCTAGCTTAAACCTAAATATTTTCCCTGCTAATTTTTTGAAATGGTTGAATGTCAATGTGGTATAGTCGTATAACTGCCGGCCTTGATGCAATACCAGACTTTATTGCACACTATGAAAACGAGCTTGAGTCTGCCAAGAAGGATTGTCGCATTGGTGGTCTAGTGGAGAAAAACATTACAGCACTGCCGGGCATTACTGAACATAGATTTAATCAACTGCAAGAAATTGAAGCTGTGTTAAACTATCTCAACATCCAACTGCGCAAGATT